GGTTTTTCAACAGGGGGGATAGTTAATTCGGATATGCAAATAGTTGGAGAAAGAGGTGCTGAATTAGTATCTTTACCTAGAGGTTCTAGGGTACATTCTAATGCAGATAGTAAAAGAATGTTAGGAGGTTCGGGTGGCAATACAATTAATGTTCATGTTAATGGCAGAGTTGGTGCATCTGATGCAGAAATACGAGATATAGCAAATAAGGTTGCTAGAGAAATTAATCTAAGAATGAGCAGAACAGGTAGTGGGGTGAATAACTTTTGAGTGCTAAAAATCCAAACAAAATGGTGATGTTAGAATTATCTAGAAGAAACGAAATCGGTAGTGATAGTACTACTAACAGAATACCTTTACATATTGAATCCATCACAATTAATACAAATAAAACTGTACCTAATGTACCAATACCATTTACAGGTGCAATAAAGGGAGAATCAACTAACATAGCATTTGATATGGGTCTTGCTTCTAAAACAATAGATTTACAGGGTGTATTAACAGAACAAACTATAACTAAACAATCTTCATCAACGGGTAGTGTTAAACAGGTAGTTATGACTTCATTTGAAATAGCACAATTAATACATTCATATGCAGATTCTAGCAGTTTACAAAGAGACCAAAATATTAACAAAATATTGTTCTTTTATCCTAGTAAGGTAGATAATGAGTTTGAGCAAAGAACAGTAAAAAAAGATAATACTACTGTTACTAAAGAAGTAATGGAAACTTTAGATATATCCGAAGTTCCAATTATACCGTTCACATTTAAAAATAGAGCGTATGACAATTCCTTTGCATTTGGTACGGGGAATACAATGGATAGTCCATCAACAGTTTTTGATGTTCAAGATAAAGAAGGAAATCGTATTGACATATCTAATAATCATACGGGTGTTTCGGGTTTTATACGTTCCTTTACAACCAGTATAATTGCTTCTGAGTTTCCTAGTATTGGTTTTAGTTTAAACTTTGAAGAGGCAACGGTAATAGGCGATAATTTCTTTGATTGAGGTGAAGAAAAATGGCTAACGTATATATTGGAGATTCTAAAGCATTAGTCTTTCCTGTTATGTGTGATGGTTATTTAAAATTAGATGCCGATACAGTAGGTACAGCCACGTCTAAAGGCAACTTTTGGAATCATACTGATAACTTTACCATTGAGGCAATTATAACACCATATGACGTTAATGGAAACGGCCATGCTTCTGCTGATGTAGATACAAAAACTTCTACAAGAACTCCACCAAGCCCTGCCGAAGATGAAATAGAAACTAACTTTCAAAGCGCTAGGTATTTTGGAACAGGTAATTTGTTAACAGACCACATAACAAATAGATTATCTCATAAAATGATGTTATTTTACAATAATAAGTTTAAGTTTTATTTACAGAATACTACGACTACTAATTATAATCAACCTGCTGAATATAAATTGTGTGTTGATTTTACAAATACTTCGGGATTGACTACTACTGTTTCTAGCGATAATTCTATTATAACTGCTGTTAATACTTTACACGGTTATTATGATTCTAATGGTTATTATGAAAAACATAATACTAGTTTGACTAAATTAACTTCTGTTGCTAGTATTACAGGTGCGTTACTTACATTTACTTCGGGAACGGATGCTGAAAAATTAGTAATATTAGATGAATTAGGGGCGAACAATAGTGGAGGTACTGAAATATTTAATAGCAGTGGTGTAAGTTTAGGAAAGGTTTTGAGTAAAAATACTTTAGGAACTAATCGTAGTGCTACATTATCCCTATCTCAATCTTCTACAATTACAGGAGATGTGTATGTTTCTCAACCTAGAGAAGCACTGTATTTAGAAGAAGTTTACAAGGTTTCTTGTTCGTATAGAAAGAACGGTCAAATAGAATTGTATGTTAACAATCAATCTATTAAAACTCAAACTCTTTCAGTACCTACGTTTGAGTTTGATTCAACTACCAATAATGGTGAATCTAGAATAGGTAAAGGGACTCTTACTAGTGAACAATTTATGGGAGAACTTTTTGAAATCTCAATGCACAAAGGAAAAGAACCAAGTTTAACACTCAATACTTTAACACCTAGTTACAGTAACATTTTATTTTATTATACATTTGGTGAGTAAATGTCGGGTCGAATGCTATTTCCTTTGAATACAGGTGTTAGTGAAAATGAAATAAGTATTAGCAATGGGTCTAATATTTACCGTAGTAGAAATAATACTAATAACAAAACAAAGGCTTTCAAAAATGTTTCAGTTAATCCTACATTATATACAGCAGGTTTAGAAAATGAAACAGGATATATAACAGCAAGTCCTGTTGAATCCATTATATTTACTGAAATAAGAAAAGCACCTAGAAAGGATGGAACAGTTCAAACAAAGATAGTAGCCACTACAAATAAAGAAACAACACCATCTTTCAAGGTAAAAATATATGATTCTAAGTTTGCCGATGAAACTGTTAATAATATTGCTACTAACCTACGAGCAACTTATCATTCTAGTTTAGATTTTCCTCCTAATAGAGTAGGTTTTGATATAGAAGACCATGATTATTTTATAATTTTAAACCATGATATTGTTGATACTGCAAGTGGTAGGGGGGTTGATTCAGTTAATGCTCATTTTGCTAAAATAACTAGAATAGTTTCCTTTGATGAGTTTGGTGATGGTGTAGAGTTCAGTCCTAAATATAATGGTGAAATACCAAAGGGAACTAAGTTTGAAATATACAAAGGTGCGGCAAAAACAGATACAGATTTGGTAGCAGTATCATACGGTCTTAGAGGGGATTCGTCTGCTACAACAGATAAATATGATAAAATATGTAACGTAAATACCCCTACGTTTTATTTTTATAATGATAGGTTGGAAGAAAAAGACCAATTAGATTATAATGAAAAATATACTGTAACATCTAGTAGGACTTGGAATAATAGCGATACTATTACAGCAATAAATGTTGTAGGGGGACATACCCAATATCAAGCAGGTGGTACTAATAATTACTTTACAGTTTCTTCTGCACATTATGATGATTTAGCAGAAGGTATGTCAATATTTAATGGAACAAGTTATTTAGGAAATATAGAAAAATTATATGGTAATGATAGATTTTATATTGACTTTTACAGACCTTCTTTAACATTATCTGCGGGTAACGGGTTAAATATTACTTTGAACATAAACGAAACTGTACAAAATGTAGTGTTCAAAACGGAAAGAAAATATGACAATACCATACAAAATAAAGGCAGAGGTTTAATGGATGCTATATTGGTTGATAATGTATTAGTTGATGATGAAGATGATAGTAATTTTGACCCTTTATATTGGAATAAAGCGTTTCCGCTAATGAAAAGAAGTTCTACCGATTCATATGATTTTTCCGGTAATGTTTGGACTGAAAGTGAAAATTTAAACGGGGCTATGAAATATATAACATTTGAAACTGCTTCTTTAAAGAATGATAAAATTCCTACAACACTAGATACAATAGTAAATAACCCTAAAAATAAAATGAGTAAAATGGCTACTGTTCTCACTTTAGATAATAGTGGAACTCAACATTTGAAAATTACAGAAGATTCTAAAATGGTAGTTAGAAATGGTTTATTTTCAGATAGTATAAAACTTAAAAAAATAGAACATACTGTTACTTCAACTGCATATGAAACTAATGTTTTAACTATAAATGGATTAACAGGAGAGTATGATTATGCTTCTATTCTAGCCGATGGTACTATTATAGAAGTTGAGGGGTATAATTATGTGGTATCTAATGTTGCTACAAGAGACTATACTATTACTACGCAAAAAATTTATTTAGATGCTATTAAGCCTGTTAATAATAATGTTTTTGTTACTCAACAAGGTGGGTTAGGAGGAAGTAATGCTGTTAAAATAGTAACGAATGTTGATTGTTATATAGTTCCTTATTCTAACAATAAACTAAATGTTGAGTTCGCAGCCGATACAACAGTAAGACACGACCAAAGCGATAGGTTGACTTTAGATAATAGAACGATAGAAGTTAAGAATACAAAATTATACAATTCAAGGTTATCAATAACTAATAAAAGAGGACATGATTTAAGAGTAAATTATGGAGACAAGACACATAAATATTTAACTGTTTTAGAACCTACAAAACAATATTATCAGAAAACTCCTATTTCTAGAATGTATTATTACAATGGTAGTTTCACATTAAATGAAGAAATATTCAACGGTAATGTGGAAGATATAGAATCTAAAAATGAAAATGGAATGATGACTTATACTATTTCAGGAAGGGATGAAGTTGCTAATTTACTTACGAATACTGTAAATAAAAATTTAAACTTTACAGATGATATAGTATATTCAACGTTAAATCCTCATATAGATAATATTACTTCTTTTCATAATTCAAGAGGAACAACTGTGAAAGATACGACAATAACAATAGAAGTTGACGGACATCAGACCTTTACAAAATATACATTATTCTTTAATTCATCTTATGAATTATTAGGAGAGTATAGTAGTGGTTCTCACTCAGGAGATAATAGCCTTGCATCGGGTAGTGAAAAAACTATTATTACATTGAAAGACAAGGCATATGCTTCGATAGCAGATAATACTAACATATATTATTACAATCCATTAGATAATTCTTCTAGATTTATTTCGGGTGTAAAGGCACTAGCAACTAACGTAAATGAAACAACTAGACCTACTGATTTCACAAATACTTCTGAAAAAGGATTAATTTTCAATAACGGATTAAATTTTACATATGATTCTAGTGCTGATTCGGGAAGTAATAACGGATTTACTTATTCAGATTTAAAATTAACTTCTAATAATGGTTCTTTTGAAACGGATGGTTCTTATGGTTATGATATATTGAAACCTTCAAAGGTAAATAAAAGAAATATTGTTAGTAATGGCATAAACGTTGATGAAGATATGCCTTCTAGTACATATTTATTAAAAATAGGAAAGGAGAAAGAAACTAGTATAGAATACACACAAAAAAATATTGTCTCATCAGAAATGTTTCATGTAATAGATGTTAATGATGTTAATGATTCTAAAAATATAATAACTGTTGCACCTAATTTTCCAATAGCATTAGGGGTACAGGATAATAATACATATGATAATAGGTTTTTATCACCAATAAATGATACTCTTAGCCACCACGCAGGTTTTTATTTATTGAATAGTAATCTTCCTTCAGGTGGTTTTGTGCATAAATTAAAACATCAATTTCAACATTATTTTGCACCCGAAGATACCTACAAGTTTATTGATTTACAATCATTTGAGAATCAAACTCTAATACCTTATGATTCATATACTTCTAATAATATTTATCAATCTGCTAAAAGGAAACATAAAATCAAAGGATATACAACAGGAATTAAGGTGTTGCCAAACGGCCAAAGAGATATGGCAAGTAATTATTCAGATATAACTTGGTTTAGCAGAGCAGATGGAACTAAAAATGTAGACACTACTATTACTTTAGGTAATATAAAAGATTTAGTTAACAATGATTGGAGAGCAAGGCCATATTCTTTGTATGCTACGGGAGACCTATATCCTACTTCAAAATTAAGATTTAACAATATATCATTTTCTGATAGGTCTATGAGTGAATATGGGTTGATGTTTGAAAACAAGGGAACAAAAGGTACACAAATTAATCACGACCATCACGGCAAAACAAACGCTACAATTAGAGATGATAACGATTATGAAATATCGGAAATAAAAAGTTCAACTAAAACAACAGGCCAACTTAAAAGATGGGGCATTGTTAGATTAGTAGAAGCAACATTTGATTGGCATTTCAATTCCGTAGATGCCGAATCTGTAAAGGGAATAGATGAAATTGAATTGTTAAACTTAAGTGAATATAAAAAATATAATAGTGGAAATACTAGTGATATAGATACCCATGATTTATACACCCAAAAAGGAAACAAAATTAACAGTTTAACAAAAATTTCTCATTCATTAAATATGTCTCAAATATATATGTTAAGTCCTAATATTAAAACTAGTTATTTTGATTATTCTTTATTAGAGAGAAATGGTAATGACTACAACCCACCAAATATTTTGTTACCCATAATTAGTGATGGTGGAACTTTAGAATCAATAAATAGTGAAAATGTTATAACAGACTCGGCTTTTCATGTGGAAAGAATAACTGGAAGTTCTCATACTGTGCAAATGAAACACACTTCTAAGGTATTATCTGCTTTGTGCAAACCATATTTACCCAACCACGATACATCATCAAACTTCACTCAAACCCCTTATGATATAAATTGGCCTAGTAAAGATATTTATGAAAATTGTATTGCGATATTTAAGGATATGAAATCGGGTAAAAAGAACAGCAAAACTTTACTTAAAATAACTAGTAGTCCATTAATATTAGATGATTTACCTAGTTTAGATAATAACATAGGAGACAGGTTAATTACAGGACAACCTACTGGTAATATTATAACTAACAACGCGAATAATAATACTAGTTCTAGTAATAATATGGTTTTTATAGGAACAAAAACTAAATATTATCCTTTTGATAATAGAGAAGGATATGATACGGACTTAGAATCTGACACTCGGTTTTATGCTCATGCTAATGCGTCAAATACTAGTGGAGAATTATATTCCGCACAAATGTTTTTGAAACCACAGTTTAATATTACATCTGATTTAGCATTAGGTGCAGAAATCACGTTTACTATGAATACTAATTCTACACATCATTGGTTAAACTTTGTACCTAATCTTACAGGATATTACATTGTCGGAAGTAAAACAATAGATGGAAACTTTTTGCCTACTTCTGAAAACGGTGCGATTGTAGGAAAAGGAACACCGAATTATATTGGAAAAATATTATCTCATACTGTATCGGGTAGTCCCGATGCACATACATTAACATTTGACAAGGCAATAGTAAATTCTACTGATGGAACATTTTTTAGATTGATGAGATTATCAGATACAGTCTTTGAAGAAACCCCCGATTATTTTGAAGTAAATGTCATGCAAGATTCTGGATTAAAATATGATACGATTCCCGAAAATTTGAGAACTGGAGAAAATACGGGTAAAGACCAATTTAGTGAAGGAATATATTCAATGTATATGTTGTTGGATATAGATAACACTAATATATATTTAGAACGAAGACAATTAGGAAACATTAGTACTGATTTACTTTCAAACAATGCTGAAATAAACTGTTATATTACCGATGGTATTAATTTACAAACTAAATCTTTGACAGTTACTAAAACTAGTAGTTCTGTTAAATTTGAATACGATGGTGTGTTAAATGGTGATGGTTGTGTTTCTTTTGGTGAAACTATTGATGTAACTATTCCTAAAAAATTATCAATAAAACCAACAAAATGTTATCTAGGAACTACATTTAGTATTGGTGGAATTGTTGAAAATGAAATAGAAAATATTGCTAAAGAAGCAGGGTTAGATTTGAACTACGAACAAAGTCTTAGAGATTATACAACTAACTTAGTTAATTCAGTTAGTGGAAATGTAATAACTTGTGTTGATAAACCAATTGATGTTGTTGTAGGAGATGTACTTTATACACAAGAAGGATATTTGGTAGGAAAGGTTTCTGCTGTAAGTGCTACTACTATAACAGTTGACAGTATAATTTTCGTGCCTTCTCCTTACGATGAACTAATTAGAAGACAAAGAAAAACTCATGTTTCCAATGTTAAATTTGAAGATACAGATTCTTTTAGTGCGATTAATTTCCTAGCAAATAAAAGAGGATTAGATTATAAAATATCTAATGGTGAAATAGTAGCGAAGAATATAGAAGATGTTCATAGTCTTAGGAGATTTTCTATTAACTATAAATCAGGACATAATTTAATTTCGGTGGAGAGTAATAAATCATTATTTGATAAAGCAAATAAAATAATTGTGGTTGGTGATGGAGTTAAGGCAGAATCAGAAATACCAACAAAGAAAAGAACAAAAACTATTCGTCATGTTGATTCTTCAATTAAATCGTTATCAGATGCAAAAATAAAGGCAATGCAACTACTGCAAATACATAATGCAGATATACGAAAAATAAAATTAAAATTACAAAAAAAAGGATTAGAATTATTAGAAGCGGGAGATATTTTAACTTTAGATTTCCCGAATCACGACATACCGATTAACGATTATCAAGTCTTTGAAATTGAAAATATTTTAGATGGAATATCAACTATTACCGTTGGAACTTTTAATAAAACAATTGCTGAAAGATTGGGAGAACTTTCTAGTAATCAGACTAGAAGTTCCCTTACTTTATTCGGTAAAAATTCTGTACAAAGCGTTGTAGGAAAAAGTGTATTTGATTCATTTACAATACAAAATGGCACAATAGAATATAAGATAACTAGTTCTAGTGCCAACTTAGGATTTGATAGTGCATTAGGTTTCGATACGTTGTTAGGATTTGGTGCAGGGTCAACAACATTAAAAACCTACAAGAGTGAAAAGGATGTATAAGTATGATAGTGAATACAGGTAAAGAAGAAATAATGGCGAATTATATTATGTCTAAATATACGGTTATTAAGATAGGTGATGGTTCGGATAGCACTTCTCCATCACAACTTAATTTAGACCATGTTGTTTATACACACGCTACTAATGTAACTCCGACTAGAGTTGGTTCTACTTTAATTTGGAATGTAGATTTCTTAGGTTCTCAAATACCAACTTCGGGAGTTAGTGAATTAGGTATATTCCATGACGGTACAGGAAGTGGTTCTAATGCGGGCGCAATGTTAACAAGAGTAACATTCACTAGCACAGGCGTAGTCGCGGCATCTGATACGGTATCTTTTACAATTAGAGTGGAGTTGAAATAATGGTTAACAATACAGGATTTATTAGTAGGTTAGGAGCAACAACGCAATTAGTTGACGGAACTGATGCAATACATACAGGTATAATTAAAACCTTAAATGTTGCAATGGGTCAAAATAGATTAATTAGTACAGCAGTTATTACTCAAGGAACTACTTCAAATTATACCCATTATGAGATAGAGAAAACTGATGGCGGTGATAATGCTTTAACTGCTATTAGAGATGGTATGGTTGTTTCTGTTCCAAATAAAAAAATAACAACTCACAACCCCGCTATTACTGCAAATGCTTCGGGGGGTAAAGATTGGTATGGTTTAATTGTAATTGCAGACGGTACAGAAAGTGGTGAAACGTTAAACAACTTGTATTTCAGAGAAGGGGCAGTAACAGGTAAAGCGAATACAAGTACTGCTACCGTAGCAGAATTAAAAAGTGGAGATATACCAATTGCTTTAGTTAAATATACTGCGGGTTCTGCTATTGGGGCTACTAGAGATATACAATGGTTGACAGGAAATGTACAAACTTCTAGAGGTTTTTCTGCAATAAATGGTGGTTCTGAAACTTTCAAAATAAATCCGACAGGAACTATTTCATATGGTTCTGCTACTATTACTCTTCCATCTTCAACAGGAACTTTAGCAAGAACTGCCGATGTAACTTCTTCAATTGCTGCTATTTCCACAGGAAACGGAGGTCTAATTCCATCAGCAGGTAGTGCCGGAGAGTTCCTGAAACACGATGGTACTTTTGGTACTCCTAGTTATATTGCTAATACTAATACTCAAAATGAATATGCTACGTCTTTTGTAGATTCTTCTAATGATATAATATTACGATTAACAGAAAGTGGCGCAGGTTCAGGCACTCAAGATATTAAGTTTGTAGCGGGTTCTAATGTTACACTAACACACACAGATGCTAATAATATTACAATTGCTTCTACTGATACTAATACCCAACTACCATTAATAGATAGCGATACAATGACAGGGGCATCCGCTACTAATGTCGCATCTGCGGAATCAGTTAAAGCGTATGTAGATAGTCAAGTATCGGGGCTAGTTAGTTCTGCACCTACTGCTTTGGATACTTTAAATGAATTAGCAGCAGCATTAGGAGATGATGCTAATTTTGCTACAACAACTTCAACTGCTTTAGGTAATAGATTAAGGATAGATTCTGCAAGTCAAAACTTAACAGCAACACAAAAATCTAACGCTATTACTAATTTAGGATTAGGTGCTGCTGCTACTTTAGGAACTGCTGCTATTGCTGATGGTGGTACAGGTTTGGCTACGGCAGACCAAATACATACTTTCGTAACGGGATTAGGATACACTACTAGTTCACAAATATCGACAGAAGCAGTACAAGATATTGTTGGTGCTATGTTTACTAGCAATACAGAAACTAGAGTTGGTGCTACTTACGATGATACTAGTGGTAAAATCAATGTTGTTGTTGATGACATGACAGCAGATACAAATAAATTTCTTTCCGGTCTATCATTAAGTGGAACTACAATAACTGCTACTGTAACGGGTGGCTCAAACCAAACTCTAGATATTGCATCGGTAAATACAGATACAAATACTAACATTGGAACTACTGATATTATTAGTGGTTTAACTGCTTTATCTAGTATAGACATAGCAAACGATAGTTTAATTTTCCGTGATAATAGTGATTCGGGTGCAGTTAAAAAATTAAGTTTAACAGAATTAATGGGTGCTGTAACTGAATCATTGATACCTTCTCTTTCAACTGCTAAAATAACAAGTGGAACTTTTGCTACTGCTAGAATACCTACTTTAGCACAAAGTAAAATTACAAGTTTAACTTCTGATTTAGCCGCCAAAGTCCCTACTTCTAGAACTATTGCAGGTAAGGCACTTTCTAATAATTTAACATTAGGAATAAATGCCGCAGGTAAATTAGAAATTAATGATGGTGGAACTGCGGTAGTTATACAAAATGCTAGTAATGCTGATGTTATATTTGATAATTCTAAAATAACTACTGCAACATTGGGATTAGATAATGTAACTAACGTTAGCCAAGCAACTATTCAAGCAGCAACTCTTACTGCTGCTGCGGCTAGTGATGTAGGATTAGGAAATGTGAACAACACTGCTGATACTGCTAAACCAGTTTCAACCGCACAACAAACTGCTTTAGATTTAAAGGCTAATCTCGCTAGTCCTACATTTACAGGAACGGTAAGTGGTATTACTAAAGCAATGGTAGGATTAACCAATGTTTCAGATATAACTACTGCTGCTATTAGAGCAGGTGTAACTCATTCAGATGTAGGTACAACTGCTTCTGATGTAGGTTTAGGGAATGTAACTAATGAAAGTAAAACTACTATGTTTGACGACCCCACGTTTACAGGGGATATTACTATACCTAATGGTGGTAGCACTCAAAACTTAGTTACTGCTCTAAATCTTAATACTGCTAAGAATACATATCCATCAGCAGACGCTACGAAAGTAGGACACCTTACTGTTAATTCTGCACTTAACCTAAACACAATGTCTAGTAATATAACGACTAATGCGACTAACATAGCAACTAACGTTACTGCGATAGGTCTTAATACTGCAAAAGTTAGTTATACTGATGCTTCTGCTGTTTCTACTAATACTGCTAAACTAACTGCTAACGCAACAAATGTAACTGCTGCTTTGGTTGCTTCTACTAGTATTGATAATGATGACAAAACAACAATATTGAGTAATATTGGTGCGGGTACAAGTTCTTTAGCATTAGGAACAACATCTAGTACTGCTCTTGCAGGTAATACCGCAGTTGACAATGTAAGCGTAGCGAATCTTTTAGCAAGAGCAGATGATTTAACTACTAATCAAGCAACTGCATTTAGAACCTCTATTGGTGCGGGTTCTTCTGTTGATAGTAATGACTATGTTGATGCTGCTTCTTTTAGTAGCGGTACATTAACAATAGGTAGAACAGGAAGTTTAGCAGATTTAACTGTTGATATTTCGGGTGTTAATACAGACACGAATAAATTTTTATCAGGATTATCTCTTAGTGGTTCAACTATAACGGCAACTGTATCGGGTGGAACTAATCAAACTTTGGATATTTCTAGTGTTAATACAGATACAGTCTATGCTCTCACCAACGATTTAGCAGCATCAGAAATAACAGCAATACAAAACATAGGAGCAACTACAATTACAGCAGCACAATGGGGTTATCTTGGTGCTGCATCCGGTTCAATAACAAATACAGATTCAAATGTTTCTAAGGTAAACCTTTCAACAGTATTAGGAAGTTATACTGGTGATGATACTTTAAACATTGGTGATTCAGGTAATGATACCACTATTAATATCAAAGGTAATCTAAATGTTCTGGGAACAACAACTACTTTAAATAAGACAGAAATAGATGTTCAAGATGCTTTAGTATTCAGTTATGATACTGATAGTGGTGATGAAAAAACTACACTTCGTATTACAGAACCTACTGCAAATAGAACAGTAACTATACCCGATGCTGATTTTACAATCCCTACTCAAGATACCACATATTCAGCCGCGACAACAAGTGCGGCAGGGTTATTGACATCTGCTCATTTTGACATACTAGATGATGTAACTACAATTGGTGAAAAAATAGTTGCTACTACAAATCCTAACAATAATACTAATGGGTTATTAAAATTAACAAATACAAATGGGACTCTTAGCACAAGTTTAGATACTAATACATATCTAACTTCTGTTGTTTTAGGTGCTAGTAATATAACAGGTGCAGCAAATCTAGACTCTCTTGCTGCGGGTGATTCATTCGTAATACATGATACATCTAACTCTGCTCTCAGGGAAATGACTGTTGCTCAATTAACAACTTATCTTAACAGCACTTCTGTATTAACTAATCTTGCACCTATTGCACAATTAACTGCTAGTGAAATTAATGCAATGACTATTGATGCTGATACTGTATCTACTTTTACTGTTGGAAAGAATGTTCCGTCTAATGCTGTATTTACTGATACAAATACTACTTATACAGCAGGTAGCGGTTTATCATTAAGTGCAGGTAATGCATTTACTCCCGACTTAGCGGCAACAGATATTCCCAATCTAAACGCTGATAAAATTACTGACGGAACTTTCGGAACAGACAGAATTGCTGATGATGCAATAACAGAAGATAAGTTAGCAGATACATTACTCGCGGAAATAGATGCTAATACTCTTAAAACTATTCGCACTCAAGAAGAAATAGAAGATTTTGTAGGGGGTATGCTTGACGGAACAGAAACTTTCATTACAGTAGGATATGATGATGTTAATGGAAATTTAGACTTTGTTGTTCCTGTCAAAGATGAAGATGCTATGACCTCTAATTCAGCAAACCATCTTGTTACTCAACAATCAATAGTATCATATGTTGGAACTCAAATTTCAAATCTTGTTGATTCATCACCTGATGCATTAAATACTCTAAACGAATTGGCTGCGGCTTTAGGTGATGATGCTTCATTTTCAACCACTATGGCTACTTCTTTAGGGAATAGATTGAGAGTAGATGTTAATAATCAAAGTTTAAACTCAACTCAACAAACAAATGCATTAGCAAACTTAGGTGCTACTAATGTAGGAATTAAAGCGTTTCATATTGCAGACCCAAGCACAGGTTCAAACGGTCTTTTAAGATTAGGTAAAGATGGAAGTGGTGTTTTTAGTGCTACTTTAGACACTACAATAGGAACAGCAGGTTCAGTTACTAGTGGTTTGTTGGCTAATGATGCTGTTACCTTTACAAAAATGCAAAACATTGGTGCAGGTGAAACGGGTAATATCTTCTTAGGAAGACTTGCCGCAACAGAAGGTGTAATAGGAGAAGTATATGCACCAATGATTTCAGTAATTACTGCCGCGCATTCTACTGCGGCTAGAACTGCTTTGGGTGCTTCTACTTTTGGTGCAGAAGTATTTACATTAGCAGATACAGGTGCAATAAGATTTCTTAGAATGGATGCCGATAATGGTGTTTCAGCGTTAAGTGCTTCGGACTTTAGAACTGCTATTGGTGCATCTGCTAGTGGTGCATCTAACTTCGGTGTAGGAGATATTACAGGTGCTACGGCATTAACAACAGGACTTGCTGATACGGATGAATTAATTCTTAATGATGCAGGTGAAAATAGTGGTAGTGGCGCATTAAAGAGAATGGATATATCAGTTCTCAAATCTCATGTGTTAAGTGGTATAGAAGCGGGTGCTGATGTTACAGATACAGCAAATGTTACATCAGCAGGTGCATTAATGGATAGCGAATTAACAGCAATTGCTCATGTTAAAGCATTAGACCAATCTGTTATTAGTGGGGCAACACCTACATTTACAACTACTAATTTTACAAGTGGAACTGATAAGAACCTAATAACAGATGCTCAACTTTCATCAATTGGTGATATTGCTGCAAATACTGCTAAACAACCTACTGATGACCCTGCCTTTACTGGTAAACTAAAAGTTACAGGCACTTCTAGTTCAGACGGGCTACTTGTTTATGATGATATAAATACAGACGATTATTTAAGAATAACATCAGATACTACTAGTAATGTTCATAGGTCATATATTGCTAATGAAACAGGTAGTACTGGAACATTCGGTTCTATGGAAATTATTGGTGGCGATAGAGTATTGATAGGTAGTGCCGGACTCGGTGCAAACAAAGGAACTTATTTTTGGCAGGGATATGAAGGAGGAATAGCCCCATATCTAAGATTAACAACCCCTACTTCTAGTGGAACAATAGGAACTTCTGATGCTATTATAATGCCCGCAGTGGATGGAAAGGAAATTATCTTTCAACAATATGACGGTACAGAAGTAGCAAGAATAAAAGATAATGCTACCTTTGATATTCCCGATAGTAAATTATCTATTGCGGGTACTGCTGTTACTGTTAGTGCTACTGAATTAAATCTATTAGGCGGTTTAACTAGTATATCTTCTGCTCAAATAACGACAGAACAGGTTCAAGATATAGTAGGTGCAATGTTTGCTACTAATACTGAAACAGGAATAAGTGCAACCTATGCAGATGGCGGTGTAGGAGCAGGTAAAATAAATTTAGCAGTTGGTACTGCTCCAACTGCAACTGCACTGGAAACAGCAAGAACAATTAGCGGAGTATCTTTTGATGGTTCTGACAATATAATCTTAGTTACAGATAATACTGATAACACTAACTTCCCTGTTGTTTTCGCAAACGAAAGCACAGGTGCATTACATGATGATACAGGGGCTTTAAGATACAATCCAAGCACAGGAACATTATTAGTTCCTAATTTGAATGTAGCGGGTACAACAACACAAATAGACACAGTAACTATGGAAGCGGCTAATGCTATTGTCTTTGAAGGGGCTACTTCTGATGATTATGAGACTACATTAACTATTACTGACCCTACTGCTGATAGAACTATTACTTTACCTAATGCTAATGCGTTTTTAATTGGGAGAGACACTACTGACATACTAACAAATAAAACAATTGCTATATCACAAGTAACTGAACTTTCTAATTTAACAGCATCAGAAGGAGAGCAGTTAGAAAACATTGGTACTGCAACAATTAATGCGACACAATGGGGATATGTCGGTGCTTTAACTGCTAATAAAGTAATAGATTGGACGAGTAGTAGTGCGGGAACAATTCATTCTTCTAATTATACAAACACTACATATTCAGTAGGTGATGGTGGTCTTACAGAAAACGACTTTACTGATGCGTTAAAATCAAAATTAGATAATATTGCTGAAAATGCTAATAATTATACTCATCCTACACATGATGGAGATGATATAGATATTGATACAACATTATTATCGGGTGCAACTGTTATTTCAGATTTAGACCTCAATATAACTACTGATACATTAGGACACGTTACAGATGCTAATGCTACAATAGCCACAAGAAACTTAACATTAGCAGACTTAGGTTTTACAGGAGATGCTGATGCTACTGATGATTTAACTGCGCCAGAAATTAGAACTTTAGTTGGAACAGGTAATGGTGGTGTTTTGCCATCAGCAGGTACAACAGGACATTTCTTAAAGCATGATGGAACATTCGGAGCATTACCTGCTAAAATGGCCTTTACTGTAAGAGACAGTTCAGATACAGATGTTCTTATTCCTGATGGTAGATTTATTAAGTTTAATGAAGGTAATGGTTTAGATATTACCTTTACAGATGTAAGCACAGGAGATACAGGTACTCCATTCGAATTAACTTTGAAGGTTGCTGATGATGGTATAGGAGCAGACCAATTAAATGTTAGTGGTAATGGTAGTAGTGGTGACGCATTATTATCAGATGGTGATGGTTCTTTTAGTTGGGGTACTGCGGGTGATGCTACATTAGCAGGTACACAAACATTTAGTGGCGCTAAAACATTCACAAGTGATGTTAATTTGGATAATGCGGGGTTAAATATAAATAATCAATATTCAAGAATTAATTTTAAGAAAGACGCTACAAATAACGCTACAAATAACGCTGCTATTTTCTTCTATAATTCTAGTGATAGTATTAGAGGTGCAATAAATTATATGTATTCATTAGATAGACTAGGCTTACAAGCAGGTGGGGATTACCAAGTCTATCTTCAAGATGGTAAGTTATATCCGGCAACTGATAACGATGTTGATTTAGGTACTTCATCTCTCAAGTTCAAGGATTCTTTCTTTGGATTAGTTGATGCTGAAAACTTCAAAGTAAATGGAGGACAAGGTTCTGACGGCCAAATCCTAACTTCAACAGGAAGCGGTGTTGCTTGGGAAGATGCCGCAGGTGGCGGTGCTTCTGCTCTTAATGGTTTAACAGATGTAATTAGTAACATTACTAACTTTACAGATAGTATTCTAATTTCTCCTGATAATGCTGCACCTCCACATGGCACACTAAGTAGTGCCAATGACAATTTAGGGATAGGTAAGGATGCACTTAAAACATTAACAAGCGGTACGAAAAACGTAGTTATTGGTAACTATGCCGGAGATGCTTTGACAACTAATAGGGAACTTGTGTTGATTGGATATAATGCAGGTTCGTCATTAACAGGAAATAAACACGAAACAGTAGTAATTGGTTCTAATGCGCTGTCTGAATCAGCAGACTCAAGTAGCACAGTAGCAATAGGACAAAGTGCAGGTCAATATGCTGAGGGCTTTAACAATGTAATGGTTGGAAACAGTGCAGGTAAATACTGGCAAAATACCGGCCTTAATTCTCAAAAGAATGTATTTATTGGTAGTAGTGCTGGGAATAGAGGAACAGTTAATGGTGAACAAACATGGGTTACTGCTATTGGCGCAGATGCCGGTAATAGAACAGCGATAGGGTCTTATTCAACAATTATAGGTGGTGGTGCAGGTCAATGGACTCGGGGGGAAAGTAATACATTTATTGGTCAGTATGCAGGTCAGGGAAATACTAACGTAACTACATCTTCTAATAATAATGTAGCAATAGGTAGAATGGCCTTGTATGGTCATCAAATGACATCTTCAGGTAATAACGTAGCAATTGGGCCTTCAACGTTGTATAATACTACAACAGGTTCTTTGAATATTGCTCTTGGTAATAGTGCCTTAAATGATGTAACATCAGGCAACAACAACATAGGTATAGGATTCGGTGCGGGGGATTTAATAACAACTGCTGATAAAAACATTACAATTGGTTATGATGCCGGAAATAATATTACAACAGGTTCTAACAACGTAGTTATTGGTGGTGCTGATGTGCCGTCTGCAACAGGTAATGACCAATTAGTTATCGCATCAGGTGATGGTTCGCCTACTTGGATTACAGGTGCTTCAACAGGTGTAGTAGATTTCCCTAATGGATTAACAAACAATGGTGTCGCAATAGAATCCGCATTTGAAACTATTACCGATGTAACAATAGGTTCAGGAACAAGTGGAACAACATCAGGAATATACTTCGGTGCTAACAATGAAGCAGGTATAGTTGCAGGTGAAGTTAGTAGCGTTTCAACAGCAAACGATGGATATATTGAATTAATGAATATGGATTTAGATTCATTTACAGGAGCAAGTGGATTACAGACAATAGAACTAACAATTCAGATAGAAGATGAAACTAACGAAGAGGTAGAATCTTTCAAGGCGTTAGTTCAAGCAACAGAAAAAACAGTATTGGGAACTACTGTAAGGGCAGTTAACTTTACTGAATGGGCTATATTGTTTGATGGCTCTGCAAGAATAGGAACACTGGCGGCAGATTATGATTCAAGTGACGATACTATTAGAATAAGGTATCAAAATAAACAAGGTACAACTGCAACCTTAACTGCAACCTTTTACGCAATTACAATGCAGAATAATACATGAGGTGATTAAATGGTAAGACAACCTTTTAGAAGAACAAAGAGTGATGGAACGATAGATGACGGAACAGGTGGTGGAGGTGCAAGTAAGAATGACCATTATGGAGCATCTATGAATGGAATATCTGCTTTTGGTACAGTAAAGTATAGAGTTCCTTCAAGAATGATGGGTATAAGGACTCAAACATTCAATGCGTGTTCTGCTATGAATTATGTTTCTATGATTCCAATGTGGTCTTATCAAGGAGGAACAATAGATTACATTTCAATGAGAGCATCAACTGCAAACAGTAATGCAATTATGAAAATAGGAATTTATGATTCTAAAGCGGCTGTTGGTGGTGCGCCTTACCCCGACAATTTGGTGGCTCAGACATCAATAACTTTCTCATCAACAAGCCCAATACTAGCACAATTAAAGAATGCCGCAGGTAATGCTAATCAGACTTATGAAATGGATGCAAATACTTGGTACTTCATAGGTTTAGTTTGGTCTAATAGTACTACTACTAATTTATACTGTAAACCTGCGGGTACTTTACCACATTATTTTGAGGATGGTTCAAATGATGTCTTTTGTAGTGTGTTAAGAGAAATAGGTAGTTTCGGTGAAAGTGCTAACACATTGGTTACGCAAACAAGCACAAGCACTAGTAACCAATCGTCAGTATTAAATGATATTACAGACCAAATAGGTGCTATTCCGTGGGTTAATGTAAGGGTGATAAATACATTCGGGTGATTAAAATGAAAGAACAAGTATTTCAAGACGGTGACGGTAATGTTACTAATATAGAAGGAGAAGATTGGACATGGGGAGGGATTAATCTTGAGAGAGAAGCATTTTTAACTTTTACAGACCAATTTATGTTAACAGATAGGTTTGCATTATATACTACTGAACAACAACAAGAGTTGTTAGAATATAGACAAGAGTGGAGAGATATTACAGACTACTTTGATGTAGATGATGAATCTACGGGGGCTAATGAAGCGGCAGATAATTTTCCGGTTTTACCTGAGTGGTTAATCTAAACCTAAAGAAAGCATTATTAGATTTCCCTGCTACGCTTGCTACAATAGTGGGGGATGAATTACCTTTGGGATTCGGACAACACTATCCCGATGCACCGACATGGATGGATTAAAATGGCTTTAGAAATTGACTACAATACAAACTTTGGAATATTATGTAGGGATGCAATATGTGTAATAGTTTCCACTAGATGCGATAAAGAAATAGATGTTGAAGGAGATAATAAATTTTCAATAGAATATAATGGAAAAATATACGCAAACGCAGAAGCATATACTGACAACGCATCTCCTGTTGGTGGTTTTAATGGTAATTTTTTGATGAACAAATCTGCTACTAAAACTCAATACAACATAATTAAACAGTGTTATGAAGATTTAAAAACTAAAGATGGTTTTACAGAAGGCGTAGATTGTTAATCTAAACCTAAAGAAAATACTTCGTCTAATAACTTACGTTGAGTTTCTAAGTAATCTCTCCAAATAGGTTTCTTGAATTGATTTTCAAAACCTTCTATTTGCGCTTCCCAATAATCTTCATTCATTTTACTCAACTTCTATATCTTTCAATGACTCCATAAAATCGGTCATCCACTTACATTTACCATTGTGATGTGTTCTTTCTTTCATATCTTTTCTCCTCCCATAATACATAAAACAAGTGAGTTATTTGTAATGATACAATTACAAAAAAAGTATTTACAAAAAACATAGCGAAGTCTAAATCTAAGTGGGTCAAGCCTTCTATAATTGATTGATTAATTTCCACTGTTGACAAATCCGCTTCACTCTAGTGTAGTTCTAACACCAAGTAGTTAATTTACATTGCTATAAAAAGAGAGTAAAAGACTAGATTTTGTTGAGTTTATATACTCTCATAATCGCTTTACACAAAAATACTATTGTTAAAAACCAAAAAAAAAGCGACCTCATGGCCGAATAAAATTAATTATTCGACCACAAAGCCTTACATTTTCTACATTGCCATATCTTGATTTCATCAAGACTACCAACATAGACCCCACGAATCCGTCTTGGTATTGTTTCTTCTTTGCAGAAGTTACAAACCTCAACTAGAGCCACGTTTTTGTTCCTCGCTTATTAAATTCGACATATACTCTTCAATAGTATCTTCTGAATATTTACTATTGCCAAAAGCCGCGAAAAATAACAATGAAATCATAATTATAAAAACAATCCAAATAGCAATAGAAGTTGCACTTAACGCCATTACCACATCACCTCCAAATCTTTCTCAATTGCTTCTTCAAGGGAGAAGCCTTTAACACTTGCGTTTTCAACACCGTGTTTCCAAAGGTCAAAAACTAACTCACAATCTTTTAAACAATATTCAGCAACTTGAGAGTAGCCTCCTGTTTTCCAAATCTTTGGTGCATCAGCACTATCCATTAGTTTATCAGAACCAAGTGTATGTTGAACTAAATTAGAAAGAGAATATCTTTCACCGTGTTCTTTAGAAAGAATAGCACTAGTATCAATATACGATTCGGGATTATCTAAGTATTTTTTAATACAAAAAATATCCATTGCGTTTTTTAATACAGGCAAATCAAAGTTTCGTATATTATGTCCTAGTAATTTTCCACCATTATCAAAATGTTTTTCTAAATCAAACTTTAATTCTGATAATGGTTTGATAATTACATTAGATTTTTTTAAATCGTCCACCGATTTGTCAATATAAATAGTGCCTATGTCTCCGTCCCAAGTGCAAACTGTTGATACTTGAAACATATGGGTATTACCCCAACCACCAATTTCGTGAGACATATTTTTAGTTTCTAAGTCAATTGCTAAAACGTTCTTAGCAATCGTCATGCAAGCATTCCTCACTTAAATCGTAGTCTACGGTACTAAATCCAAACAATTTCAATAGTTTTTTAATCTTCATTCCTCATCACCTGTTGCAGACCACAAAGCAGTAATTTTATCTTGGTCTGCTTTTTGTGGATTAGGTGCTTCTTTAGTTGTATCTCTTACTAAGAAAGCGATTAATCTATCAGTTCCTATATTCATTACTGTGCTTAAAGACCAACCTTGTTGTCCTAACGTGTTTAGTGCTTCAATCATTACTTTCGGGCCATCTTTTACATTATACATTTGAAATGTATGTTCGTATGTTTTATTCATTTTATTCCTCTCCTTTTTATATTTACAAATCTAGTTTTGTTGTGTCTTATTTCGTCAAAATACTCCTTATTAGATTTGTAGTTTCTATATACTGTTGCAGGTGATGCGTTTGTTACTAATCTTACTGTTTCTAATAGCACAGATTTGTTTATCCACTCTCCTGTCTGTCCTTCTATGTTTACCGATTTTCCATTTTCTACTAACTTTTTATATTCTTTTGTAAATACATCTAACTTTTGTTTCTTGGCAGAGGATAGTCTTTCGGCTCTTAGGGCTGAATCTAACCACAATACAAGAGATTTATAACATTGTTGGGTTACATGAGATGCTTGCAAAACGTGTTTACTAGTTAATTTAAACCTATCCTTCTTTGGTAATTTAGGTGCTTCTGCTATACAAGAAAGAACTGCTAGTCTAACCATACTTACTTGCATTCTAGTAATGAAATTATTCGCTATCTCAATTACAGCAGGTCTGCTATCGTGAACGAAGTTTTGAAATTTAATTGTTTCATTTGTTATCGTATCGTTTACACCTTTAGAAAAAGTAATTACTTTCTTTCTTCTGATTACTTCTGCTTCTCTAATCTGTTCTTCCGACATACCATCATTTACTTCTAATGGTACAGAATCATATTTTTCTTTTAGGCATTCATAGATTTCAACAAAGGCATCACCAAACTTATTTATTGGTGTTTGAGTATCTATAATCTTACCATAGTCATTACTCAAGGTTTCTCTTACCGCGTTTTGTTCACTTATAGGAACTTCTCTAATATAAATTAAACAACGTTGCAATAATCCTGTTTCTGCTATAACACTAGTTAGTGTTTTAGGAATATAGGAGGTAGCGTAAATGGAACGCCTACTATCACAATACATTTCTCCACCCTCTGCTAATTGTTTTGTTATTCTATAATTTTGACCTGCTAGAGTATTCATTAAAGTATTCAAATACATAACAACTTCTTGTTTATGTTGTGTAGGTTTGAAAACACCGGAGTATTCAAACTCGTCATAAACACAAAGACCGTCTCCTTCTAAACCACCAAACAGTTGTTTGGGTATTTGTTCGTAAGTTGTGTTGCCTTCATCATCAGTAATAGTTACATCTTCCATTTTCATTTTACCGATAAGAGCCGCGTCTGTTGTGGACTTAACTGCGTGGATGGAAAATCTATTATGTCTTTCACCTGCTGTTTCTGCTTCAATATTATCTCTATACCTATTATTAAGAATACTAAATACATAATCTGCTATTCTTCCTGTAAAGTTATACATTTCACTTTTACCTGAACCACTTGTTTGTAGCCAAATAATATGAACTCTAATGTCTTCCGTTCCTCTTCCTTTAGGAACATAAACCATTTCTTTACATATCTGCCCTAGTAAAGAATAGGCTGACAATATTGCGGGAACTCTATTATTTCTAGAGACTTCTATTGCGCTGTCTGCATATTCTTCAACTATTTTTGGTAGTCTTAATGTGGTATTTATTGTTTCATTAAACTGATTCCTCATTGCTTCTTCTAGTAATTCATCTTCATTAAAATTATTATCAATATTTTTCATTTTTCTTTTCTCCTATATTTGTATTTTGTCTTCTGAATTTAAAGTATCAATAATACGGGTTGCTAATACACTACCAATACCGTCTATCTTACATAATTCTAAAGAAGATGACTCTCCTATTTCCATTATAGAGCCAAACTTCTTTATCAAAAGTTTAGCCTTTTTATCACTAACCCCTTTAATTGTAGATAATACATCCACTCTTAAATCAGTAGTGCTAATTTTCTTTTGTTTCACAATTCTAGGAACATATACTTCCCTATCATGTGGTTGCATTTTACAAACAACTGCGATTAATTCTGCGGCTGTTAATGCATCTCTAACCCAAATAATACTACAATCAGTATCTAATATTATCTTACTCATTGAACCAAAGAATTTCTTTCTGAGAATAACTCTTTGTGCTGTTTTATTCATGCTAGTTTTTATGTGTTCTAAATGTTTACGAAAACCATCTTCAAATGAACCGTAAACAATAACTAAATTATTTACATATGCTCTATCCATATTATCTAATTGATTCCACAATCTTTTATTTACAATAGATTGAATAAAATCAAAAGAGGATTTGGCCTCGAAACAAACGTCATTGAAAACATAGTCGCCAATTTCTAACCATTGTTTTTCAAATGGTACGTTTAGACTTTGGACTTTTTCTATTACTCTCTCTGTTAGTTCCGAGTTTTCTCTACTATCTATTAATAATTTCATTCGTGATACCTCCAACATTTTCCTACACAATATCCTTGTGTAATTAGAGTCTCACAACCTGCTGCGTGATAACCCTTAGAAACAATTCCACTAACATATTTCTTAGTCTTATTGTAATCCCAATCTAACCAAACTTCGGGATGACCTGCTATTGATGCCAACTCTGTCATAATCAATTCTGTTACTTCCTTTTGTTGTTCCAAAGAAACTTTTCTTTCTCCTAATGTAAGTAGGTCTCTATACCATTGAACCAAGTAAACTCTAGCATAATGACTAGGATTCTCTACCATAATTGCATTATGTAAGCAGGGTATAATTGGTAATGTACCGATAGGTTTTGGTATCTCTATTTCAATATCTGCTAAGTGAATCGGTTTCACCGTAGGAAATACAATTCTTTCTGTTCCCGTAGTTATCATGGGGTTTCTATGTTTAGCCATAACTAATATATCATACATAGAGACTCCTTCTAAGGAAACAAAGTCTAGTGGCGTACAAAAGTAATGATTGTTTTCTTTACCACTACTTAGATTCAAAGTATTGGGAACTCTCCTTAACCTATTAGTTTGAATACCTGTTCTATCAAGTGTAGGATGGTCTTTAGCCAATTCGGTATAATACTGTTGAATGCATCTAATATCATTAACTCGCTCTCCATGTGCAATTATATGAAAACCTTTCCCACTAAAATAAGCATTGAACATTATATTCAATGATGATAGTTTCTTTCCAACGCTCATAAAATCTCTATGTGCATTTTCTAAAGGCTCATCATGTGCATCAAAATCAAGAAACATTCTGTCAAGAACAACTGAAGAATCTATTTTAGTATTATCATTCACAACTTCAAAATCATAAACTGTTGTATAACAATTCATTCTTCCATTGTAAATATTAACCCAATCAATAAACTCTTTCTTATTCTTCACTATCTTTCTTTTCATCTGAGGTGCGTTCTTTAAGTGGCTTCCCGCCCACACTTCTCTCGGAAACATCATCGTTTTCACTCTCCTTATTTTTATTATTACTAAAGTTTACATTTGCATTTATTAGTTGTTCTTGCAAAATACTTGCTACTTGTAATTGTATTTCTTCTGTTACTAGAGTTTGAAAGAAACTTCCAAACGACTGTATGTTAGATATGTCTTTTTCCCATACAATAGATAATTTTTCTTTAGAATCTAGTTGTGTATATATCTCTTCTGAAAAATTCTTTACCAATTGACTCATGTTAGTTAAATCTGCAAACGTCCATTCTCTAGAATTTAATATTTTTTCTACTTTATCTTTCATTTTTTATTCCTCTCTTTGTATTCTTTCTTTCTTCTAAAGTATTCTTTCCACTTCATTTTCTCCACCTCTTAATCATAGTAGAAACTTTACCAATGAAGAATAAGAGTTTGATAGTCCAATTACGTTTCATCTACTCTTCCTCCAACATTATCAACTTCTGCAAATAAATTGCTAAATCTAAAGCCTCTTCCTGTGCATGGATTAACCATGCTTTTTTGGTCAAGTCAACTCTTTCCATTGTTGTATTATACTTACGTTCACCAATTTCTGCTCTTGCTTCTATTTTTTTAATTACTATATCTTCTATCTTACTCATTTACATCCAACTCTCTTACAACTACTACTGCCCTGTTTCTTTCCAATTGATACATAGTCCACAATCCTATTTCTATATCATTCATATTTTGTTTATGATGTTCGTCATTACAATCTCCACACCAACTCTCATCTTCTTTAGGTGCTAATCTAGGATGGTTGTAATTTCTGTTTCCACAATTTTCGCAACGTGTGTAGGGGTCTTTATCATTAACTACTAATGCTAGAATCCTAATACCATTATGATAAATCCATTTAATTTCCATTTAAATCATTTCCTCTCTTAGATAAGTGTTGTTTTATTGTAGAAATATTCGGAATAAAGACTTGTCCTATTTGCATTGTCGGAACTGATTTAATCTCGAATGGGGCTACGTCTTTTTCTATATCTTTGTAAACTACAAACGGATAGTGTATATCAGTCCAAGTCTTAAGTCCTTTACAGGGCGCACACCAAGTAGCCGTCCAAATAATAACTTCTTCTGTGATTACAACCACCCCTCGTCTGCTCCGCCGTCACAAATATCCAAGTAACTACAATAGGAACACGTTCTAGCATTGTATTTTGTTGGAAATGAATTATCTTCATAAGCCTTCAATAATTTTACTATACTACGCATAACTGCTTTGTGGCTACTTTTCTTCTGTTCTTCTACATAGATATGATTTGAAGCCGGATATCTCCAACCCCAATGTGTTATTGATTTATCACGGTTAAGACCGATTGCTTCTAACTGTTCAATGGGGCAATTATCAAATAATAATTTATAATAAGCCATTTCTTTTCTCATCATAGTTTTCTTATACTCTTTCCATGCTCCTGTCTTTAACTCCATAGGAATATAACCGTTCTTATCAACAAACATTCTATCTATTATCCCTTGTAAATGTATAACATAATCTCTCTTCAATGGGAACTTAGGGTAGTTTGCCCTGTTAATGGTAATCTGAGCATCCAATGTAACTTCATTAATTACAGGAAGAAACTCTTCTAAGGTTTTATCTTCTTTAGCAACCATAAAACGTTGTGCTTCATTAATAGATAATGTTTCATACATTTCAGACATATTATCAATAGGAAATAGACTAAACATATATTCTGTTACTTCTTTAGTATCCATAGTTTCTGCTTTCTTAATATCAAAAACATTGTAAAATTCCTCTAATGCATTGTGGACTAATGTTCCATTATGCATTGCTTCCGAAGTATCTTGTGGTTTTCTGTCTATATATCCAAACTCATATTTCTTAGCACACCAATCAAATTGCCCCACAGAAGATTTCGTTATCTTCAATATAGGCTTATCAGTATCTTCTTCTTTCCATTCAGCATTCCATTGATAGGTAAAATCTCTATCAAATCCTTCTTTACTTTGTATTTTCATCATTCATCATTCTCCGTATCAAATTTAAACTTTAACGTGTTTAATAACGTTTCTAAACAATCTTCACAATCACAATTTTTGTCATGTGGAGACCAAGTGGGTGTTATTGTTTTTTCCTCTTTAAAAGAAATAACACTTAAAGGAGGTTTTTCTATAAGTGTAATATTACCTTTTTGCATTGTTAATCCTATATATTCTTTAGAATCGAAAAATATAGTTTGTTTTTTCTTGTTATCTATTTTCATTTTTTTAACCTTCTTTTTATTTAATTTCTGTAAAAAACTTTTCATTCTATTATAATCTTTTACTATTTCTTCTTTGTAAAATACAACCCATTCGTTTATTTTAGCGTGTCTAATTTTCCATCTTTCTATTCTTCTTTTCATAGACCAAGACAATCTCAAAACCAATCCCCCAAATCTTGATTTCTACTTTTAGTAATATTATCTATATTCCAACCCATTGCATTGTAGATGGGTTCTGCCTTACTAACTACTTGATAAGCATAATGCAAATAGTCAGGAGTAAAGTTAGATAGTTCTGATTCATGCTTAACTGAAACCCAAGAAGGGATAGTATCTTCTTGAGTTAGAGGATGAATGTAAGTTGTGTTGTTACCCTTAATCTTAATGTAAAGGTAGGAGTCATCTATTTGCACTTCATTAAAGGAATTGTAAAACAATACTCCTTCTATACCTGAACCAATTGTAGGTCTCTTATCTTGTAATGTTCTAAGATTAGGTTTATTACAACATTTCCATTTATCACTAGAAAAACTTCTGCGGTGTTTTGTAATATTCTCAATGATTTCTGATAGTGAGAAAACCTTTCCCCATTTCATTTTTTTACATTCTCCCATACATTTTACCTTAAATCTCTCTTCACGAAATCTAGTTCTGTTAGTAAGCATTGATAGTTCTATATCGCCGGAAATAACAGTGTTAAATAACCCGTGTAAGTAATTAGAAACTTCTTCTTCTTCAACACCATCAACCCACATTCGCAACACTTTCATTTGTGTTTCCTTTGCTAGTTTTGTTTGTGCAACTCTTTTAGCAGAAAAACCTGTAAGAACAAACTCATCTTCTTCAAGATACTCTCCATCCTTCCAAGTTATTAACCCTGCATTTCTATTCTTTGTTGCACCAACTCCAAGAGATTTGTAATACTTTTCAAACTCTAAAGTGACAGGGTGTTCATCTAGACCTAATAGATTAGGAAAGGATTCCCTAACATAATCGTTAATTTCACTACAAACGTTCTTTGCTTTTTCTATATCATCACATTGAACATAAATTGAATCCGTGTGTCCGTAAACTACTTTCATATGTCATTACTCCAATCCACTTTAGCATTAACAGAAATAGCATGGGGTGCTTTATCTGAATCCCAATTTTCTGATTCCCACCTATCCTTTACTCTTCCTAAGAGCCAAAGATGAAAGGTGGCAGTAACACCTGCAATTGCTTCTATTGAAAATGTCTGCTTTGCTTGTTCTTCTGATGTAGTCTGCCTTTCTATATTAATATTGAACTCTTCCCAAGTTAATATTGCGTTGTGTTCTTCTTCGGACATGGCATATTTACTCATCATTAATGCTATTAATTCAGATAATTTCATTGTATCTTTATTGTTTTGATTGACTCTTTTCTTCCATCTTTTACTCATTATAATTCCCTCGCCTTAAATGCGGCTAATCTAATTGCCTCTCTAGCACTAGCAGTAATACTAGCGGCTAGGTCTATATCAGCCCAACCAAATCCTTGATAGGCTGTAATACCATAAAATGAAGCCATCAATCTTTTGACAGCCATTTGATTATTATTCCACTTTACTTTTTCATCTTTGGAAGATGCTTCTTTCATATTTGTTTTATATTCATTTCTTAACTTCTTAAGTCCTATTAGTGATTGGGGTAACAATCCTAACTTATCTGTATTGTAATACAACATCTTCTCTTCTTTAACTTCACTAAAATCTCTAGGTATTGCTAGGTTAACTGCAAACTCTGTTGGTACTTTTGATTTAGATTCCCACGAAATATTCCGTGAAATAATCATTGAAGGATATAGCCCTGCAAAATCAAACGCTGCTACATTATCATATCTACCATTCGTGCCTTCCGTTAATGGATTGTAAATCATTGCTCCATCATAGTTAACTTTCTCACCTTTCTTACCTGTTGGTGCTTTCCAAGTAGCGTTACGCATGAAATATATTCCACCCATATTACTTGCATAGAAGCAAGCATCGAAAGGAGCAATTAGTAATTTTTGTAATGCTAATACTGAATCAATACAATGGTTTTCATCATCAATTCTTTTGATTAACTCAACATCCTTTATTGCATACTCTAAATATGTTTCAGTATCTTCTAACCAACCTCTAGCAAAGAACTCATTTTTATCAGGAAACTTTTCACTAACTAATTTCTTATCGCCTAAAACAGATTCAGAAATATAATCTAACGCCATAGAAGGTAATGTTCCTCTTTGTGAATCGTTCCATTGTCTTTCAAAGACTAAATCTAATGCTACTGTAATTACTCCCTTAATAGGTTGTGTTATAGGAGAAGACCCGTTTACTTGTTTAGGATATATCTTAACTTTGTTATCCTTCCAAGAAACTCCCCTTACTTCATTAAAGGGAGATAACATTCTCGAATCAATATTGTAAGCACTATTTCTCTCTATTAGTTTAGGTAGGTCGAATTTCCAACCGAACCATGAGATTAACATATCCGGTCTCTTCTGAATAAAATAGGTTAAGAAGTTGTCAAGCATAGATTCTTCTGACTTGAATATTTTTAAGTTATAATTCCTTCTTAGTTTGTAAAGGAACTCCATACTAAGTTTCTTTTCTAAGTTAGGAAACCAAGCGAATACACTATACTCATCATCATAATTATCGTATATTACTATACAAGTAATCTTACCATCATGTTCTCCGCCTTGCATCCATTCCATATCCCAAAAACACTTACGCATTTTATAATCAGGGATAGAATTTAACTCATCAACAGCATACCGATAATGATGTGGTATGTCTGCTTCGTAAGTATCAACACCTAACTCTTCTAACTTCTCTCTAATTTGATACCTAAGACTAGGAGATTTAGTACCCCAAGAAACCTTCACCAAAGATTCACCTTCGAGAGATACCCAATCTCCTAATTCATAAGACAGGTCAACTTGAAAGTTGCCTCTTGTATTGTTGTCTTTAACTAACAAATTAGTATGTCTAGTTGACGTAGCCTTAATGAAAAAGTAATGTTTGAAGTCTTTCAAAGAAACAGTTTCTTGCAGTCTGTTATTATTTTCATCTCTCCAAACTAATCCTATACCATTTTTTATTTCATTAATTATCAACCGTTCAACTCCTATCCATGTAGGGCGCTTTCAATAGTATTCTAGTTGGCGATACAAACAGAATAGGTGCGTCATCTTTAAGATAAATATTAACTGCGGTTAACTCAAAGAAGCCGTGAAAGAAACCTGTAAACTCTACTGTTGAAGGTTCGCCGTCTCTAGTTATAGTAGGCACAACAGTTTCAAACTTATCTAAATCTGTTTTAATAGAAGACATTGTTAATGTATTATTAATACTATAATCAAACTTATACCTAGCAGTATTAATTACATCACAACCTTTTGTTGCGGCTGTTAAAGTGTCGCTTAGAAGGTGAAGTTTAGTTTCAAAGGTAGTTCTTCTAAACGTAGGAAACGTTACATTGACATCCCTTACAGTTTTCTCGAACACAATTAACATATCAATCATAGGCTGATGACTATGTTCAACCACTAAAGGTAAAGTTGCATTGGATGATTCATTGCTAATATGTAAGAAATCATTCGCTTCAACTGTAACTTCTCCTGTAAATCCCTTTAGGTATTTTACAGTCTTCTTGATGTCAACCACTGCCGAACCGTTCTCAACGGAGACATGAGTTGCTTCCGCTAAGCCATGGTTCAACCCACAAATAGTAGTGTTATCAGCATTCCATATTTGTAGCGTGTTACTATCGACTACTAAATATGCGTGTGCTGATAACATACCATTTTTAGATTCTCCACCATCGAAGTATCTTCCTTTTAATGCTACGCTCTCTATTAATTTACTCAATTCCTTTGCTTCTATTATTATTTTCATTGTTATTTATCTCCATTATAATTCACCTGTTTTTAATTCAGGTATTCCATTCCATTGATTTCCTGTCTCTTCTAATACGAAGACAGGCCATTTTTTACCTACCATTTTGGAATTAGTTTTACTAGCAGTTAGTGTCGCCATGTAGGTGGTTTTCTTTCCTAACTTTTGTTCTTTTATGTTTACTATTTGTAGTAGTTTATGTGGTGTAGTTTTGTACCAATCGGGAGTTTCCCCTACTGCAATTGGTGCGCCTATACCTTCGTAAACAGGTTTCATATGTGTAATAAGAAATCTGTTAGTTCTTAATGCTACAAACGGATTAATGATTCTATCATAAATCTTATTTCTAACTTTCCAATCTAATGGGCTTACTCTTACTGTATCCGAATCCTGTATTACAGAACCGCTTCTTGCCGCATTCTTTACTAAAGATTTACGAAGAACATCACTAGACCCTTCGTAAATTTTATCAACACCGTCTAAAATTACAGCCTTTACATTTCCTTCTTTAATTTGTTCTTCTAACATTTTAATCCAAGTTGAACAGTTGTGAAATGTTTCATCCCAATTCATAGAGCCATCTTCATTCCAAACATTAGGAACAAACACTCTTATGTTTTCATCTCTATTCCATGCTGAATCCCAAGTTGCAGTTGAACCGTCATCTAAGTCTAGTATTTCGACCGTCATACCTTTCTTGATTTCTTCTTCAGTTCTACAATCCATTGCTAAACCGGATTTACCGACTTTAGGATTGCCCGTAATTCCTAATAATAGGAACTCTTTTTCTCTCTTCATTCTATCTTGTATTTGTTGCATTATTATTTTTTTTCTTTCTTCATAACTCATTGTCATATAAATCACCATTTTTATTATAATCGAAGAGATTTGTTATTTCCTCTAAATCTTCTTCATCTACTTTTATTCGTATTTCTTTTCCTGATGGAAAGTGGAACTTAACCCAAAACTCTCCTGTATCGTCATTCATTCTTCTAGTAGTAAAATCAACTTTGGCTACATTGAACCAATAACTACTACCTTTTATTATCGTATTGTTTATTATTTCGTATTCTTTCATAGTTAATCCTCCTTAAAGGTTTAAGGGTATTGCACCCTTATAGCCAACAATATGTGTATGACTACACTTTTACATAATCAGTCGAAGAACCAATCTGTTTCTTCTGATTCAACGTGTTCAATCAGTTCAGGACTACCGCCTCTAGCACTGATAACATATATACCACTAACATTAATTGTTACAGGTTTTAATGCGCCTTCGTCATCTGTACCTTGTGATGTTCTGCCTACTACAATAACTTCTGAACCAATACCAAAATCAACTACTAACGAAGAAGGAATCCAACAAGTAGTTGCTGTGAAGCCATCGTTATCGAAATTAAATTCAGTAGTTAAATCATCAATATTAATTATCCTATTACCATTAGCAGTAGGTGTCATGTTAATACTAGTAACAGTACCATCAGTAACAACATAGCGTTGTTTGTATGGTCTTGCCGCCGCATTACTATGAGCCTGTTCTAAGTCAACTAATGGACTGTAATTTTCTGTGCAGTATTCCATAATTATATCTTGAACTGAACCGAATGGAACTCTTCTTCTTTCATCTTCTTCTGCTAAATCATCGTTTAGTATTAGAGACTCCATAGTTCTAGACTTACCACCAAATATAGTAGTGTAGTCTTCATTCATAAAGAATGCATTAAAGTGAACCCACTCAAAAGTATTAGGAGTAAATGTTAGTGATGAATCGCCTTTGTAACTAAAAGCGAATGCTCCCATTCTTCCATCAACTTCTCCTACAAACACTCCTGTTCTTCTCCACTCAGAAGCCTTCGTTGGTTTACCATAGTTCTTTTTATTCCACGCCGCATCATTAGTGTTTAGTGGAACTAAGAATAGTCCGCTATCTAATGCTACATTGTTTTCAGGTAATTCGTCCATAACTTTTACTCTTTCTTCGTTATCCCTCATCATTCTTCCTTCGTATTTTCCGTCTGCTGTTTCAGCAAAAATTGCTACTTTACCAAGAGAGTAGGTTAAATCACTATCTCTATTGTATTCTTTAACAACACGGTCTCTATCCAAAGCCATTATATCTACTGCATCGTTTAACGATACAAAGAAACCAAACGCATCTTTGTAAAAAGAATTGTTTGTATTATTAGTTGTTGTTCTTTCACGATTTAGTAGGTTTCTAGCACTACTAAAGTACTGTCGCCAAAGACCTCTAGCCAATAAAGGTTCTTTAGATGCATCGAGATTGTTCTTAGAACATATGTCCTCGAACTTACTCATAGCATCTTCCTCGGATAGACCGAGTATTTCTGCCGCTTTCATTATTTCATTTTTCATTTCTTCATTCATTTTTATTTTCTCCTTTTTTTCCTTTCGTATTTTATTTCAACCAATCCTTCGGCTGCCATTACTAATCCGCAAAGCACCCAAAAGAAATTGGAATCTACACTAATGTAATTTAACGTGTTTAATATTGGTAGTATAATTAGTGCTATACCACCTAACACGATTATCTCATATCTAAGTATGAGATGTTCAAAGTCATCTTTATTAACAACTCCATCTTTATTAAAGTCAAAGAATTTTTTTACCATCTTCTTCTCCCCCTGTTACTATCTAACATTTTAATTATTATTCTCAATCCAATCAACCCCAAAAGTAATTCTATCATTTTATCATCTGTCCTACCATCCAAGATGCCAAGACTTTAGGATTCATATTATTACTTCTGTATTCTGTTTCACCAATGATACGAAGCATTTTGAATTTGTATGACGAATCACTTTCGGTTTCGAGAACTTCTGTATGTAAATTAATACATATAGTCTTCATGTCTGTTGAATCGTAAATCAATTTATGCACCTTCTCTAAAGCATTGTCATAGTTATTTTCATTTATCATTGTTATAATTTCAGAGTATGGTTTCATATTCATGTCTATTTGATATTGGAGAGTTCGTTTACTTGCCGATGAAGCCTGTAATTCATTCAACCCTCGTCTTAGGTCTCCTTGTAGATATGTAATAAACTTATCTAATGACTCACTTGAATGAGTTCTAATGTCCTCTTTTGACAGGATTTCGGTCATTATGTATTTCATGTCTTTATTGTTAAGACGCTTAAAGTTATAGTTAGCACATCTTGACATCAAAGGATTAATAATTTTATGTCTATCATTACAAGTAATAATGAATCTACAATTATCAGCATATCTTTCCATGATTCTCTTTAGTGCATTTTGTGCATCCTTAGTCATACCATCCATTTCATCTAGTAAAATAATCTTAAACGGTACATCACCGATTCTTTTAGTAGATGCAATCTCTTTGATTCTGTTTCTTACTGTCTCTAACTTTCTATCATCAGAAGCATTAATCTCAAAGAAGTTATTCTTTCTATTATCTTCTAGTATTCCGTTTGCTAAAGAAATAGCAGCAGCGGTTTTACCTACACCCGCTACACCGTATAATAAAACATTAGGCATTTCTTTATTGACAACCCAATGTTCTGCATCTAATACAAAATTAGTTTGTCCTATTATTTCATTAAGTCTTGTTGGTCTATATTTTTCAGTCCATAATTCACTCATTGTATCGCCCTCTGTTTCAAACTTTTAGTTGTAATACCATTGGCTTTATCGTTAGCCATTCTTTCTTGGTATCTTTTTAGACCATAAACAATAACATCGACAGGTTTGTCAAACAATTCTCCTATCCTAGAAGGTTCAACTACTACACAATCACAAAAATCACAACATCTTCCTAATGTGATTGGTTCAGCGTTATGCCCATCTGTTTTGAAAACTTTACCATCTAACATTTTATGTTCTATGTTTTTTAGACAAATAACACATTGTAAAGTGTTTACAACTTTTAATCTTCCCACCATTACTCTTCCTCTCCGTTAAGTTCACTTATTAATTTTAGAAACAGTTCATTTTGTTTCTCTAACAAATCTAACATTTTATCCATTCTTCTTTTATATTTTTTATCATTTAATTGTTTTTTCATTTTTATTCCTCTTTATTTTTATAACCACTTATCTAAAGTGGGCGAAGGTAATACTATCTTCTTTGTTTCTATTTTTCTTTTCTCTCCAAGTTTTAATAATCTACATTCTGAATTATCTAACTTTGTCATTGCATATTTTTTGAACTTATCATCTTTCAATAAATCATCGAGAAGATAAGTTTCATGTCTTCTTAGTCCTAACCTACTAGCAATACTACCTAACTTAGAATACTTTCTTCTAGTAGGCATTACCATCTTAGCACTAAGTTTACCGTTATGAGAATATGCTAACAACTCATAAAAGTAAGAATTATCCCAACGTCTTTTCACATTATTATCAATGAATGCTATTTTGTTTGGGTTTATATTCGGTATAATCCAAGATAGTATTTGATTATCTGCGGGTTTGTTCATCCTTAATTTAGTAGCAACCTCGTCTCTATTTCTATTAGTTAGATATTCTCTAACTAAAGTAAACATATCTAAATCATAATTGATAGGTTCATCTGCTCTAGGAGATATGTTTAGAACATCTAACTTTTCTGTTGGTCTTTTCATATCACATAGGTTATACAAAGAAGTTGGTACTGCCTTTTTACTATCAGTAATTAATACAACTTGACCTGCGTATTCTAATACTGTTCTTCTTATTAAATCAGTATTAGGTTTGTAATGCATCTCGTCAATAATAATACCTACATCTTTAGGGATACTAAAGTTATCAGTAATATCATACTCATTTGCATACATAACTATTGGGCTATCTGAAACAAAAGACCTTGCTCTCTTCATCTTATCCATAGATGTATTTCCTAATATTACTATTGGTTTACTCTTCATGTGTTCTTTGCTTATTTTTATTAGACTCATTCATTCTCACTTCCATTATTTGTTCATAATTAACATTACATTTTTGACATTGTACTTGTATTATGTACCACTTCAAATTGTTTTCTTCTACAACACCCGCATCACAATGAAAATTATTATTTCCACAATCTTGACATCCTTCCCAAAGTATTTGGTGTATGTGATAACCTAATATTTCGGTATCGTTAACTGAATCAACAGGTTTGTTTTCTAGAATTGAAAGGTTGCACATTTCGCAAATATGTTTACCGTTTTTAGTAGGTCTTAAATCACATCTAGGACACAATTCTTCTTTCTTTTTCATATTAGATACCCCTTCAATTCTAGTATTTCATCAAGACCCTTCATCGTCTTGTGTTGGTTGGTATCCACTATGTTTTTAACTCCTTTAAAGACATCCCAATTGTTGTCAAAGGATACAGAAGACATATCATACGTCTTCATAAATCTGTCAATATCTTCTAACTTACTTATTGTTAGTATAGGTCTTTGTCTATTTTTAGACTCAGATATTTTATATTTGCTTTGAATATTATTTTGTAAGAAGCAACGGTGTAGTGCCTGTAATCTTCCACCGTTACTCCTAAAGACTATTGATAATTTTACTCTATAACCTAAACTATATCTTTCCGCTTTGATAACTGATACTGTCGGTTTTGCTATTACAGAACAAACTCCGAGAACAATCTTGCGGTCTAACATATTAACTCCTTATACAATAGGTAAATAATATTTTACCTAACGTATTTTCTATATCATATTTTTTATGTCATCTAGAGTTGTGCAATTATACGGGTGTTTGTCGTGCCGTATTCTAACTACTCTAGGAAATCGCAAGCCATAATTACCATCAGAATCTTGAGAAATTAAATCACATCTAATTTCTAACACTATTCTAGGTAAGACATAATATGTTTCACCTGAAAACTTGTCTATTATTTTTCTTAATTCAGTTGTTAAATATATTAAATCTCCATCCGAAAGGCCGCTACCTACGTTTCCTACACTAACATAACCGTTTTCTGTTTTAGCAGAAATCCCGAAAGAACCGAACCATCCTAATCTTTTACCATCACCATACTTAGCAGAAGTTATGACTAAATCTAATTCTATTCTAGAAGGTTTGTGTTTTAAAATATTATTACTCCTACCGCTTTTGTATTTGGCTTCTAAGTCTTTAATCATAATACCCTCAAAACCACTGTTGATTGATGTGTTATAGGCAGATTCGATAGTTGTTTCTTTAGAAAAAGACCACACTCTATTCTCTGATGGAAAATCTTTCAGATGGATAAGACGTTTTTCATATGGTTCGTCAATCAATAGGAAACCCATGTATTGTATTATGTCAAATATAACCATTTTAACAGGGCATTTAAGCATGGCTTCTTGTTTATCCTTAGCGTGAACCCTAGCGGCCATTTTCTTATGTGGAGCAGGTTCTATACTTCCGTTTTCGATGACCGGATATATCTCGGTGTCTAAAATACAAGTATTAGCGTTAAATTTTTTAACCTGTTCAACGACATCGAGAAACTGATTCGATACAACCTTACCCTTTCTATTAAAAATTATTACATCGGATTTATTTTTATGTATTTGATATCTGTTCCCGTCATATTTTACATCTAAAATATATTTTTTAGGTAACTCATTACCGTAGGTCTTTGCTAATGAGGGGTTGAGAAACATTCCTGTTTGAATAGTGGTCGGAGGCTGTAAATCATTTTCTAAATAATGAAAAACAGTTGAAACGTGTTGTATTGAAGATAGAAAATTTACTCTTTTGTTAGGAAACCTTCTCTTAACAGCCTTAACAACAGTAGAATAAGAAACTCTATTTCTAGGAGTTCTTAGCCAATATCTAATGAACCATTTTGCTTCTAAAGAGGACATTTCTTTTAATGCACTACTAAAAACACTATATGAATCACTATTGATACTAGAACAGTCTAACAATAATAAAGAGTGTAATTGTTTTATTGATAAATTGCTTGTTCTATTATCGGGAAGATATTGATACATACCTTCGCCTATGTCTCCCCATATTTCTTCCTGTTCTTGAACTTCGTTGTCAAATAATTCTAATGAATTTGCTATCCAAGTAATAGCCCGTTTTTTACCGATAGAGTTTGCTTCAAGGTTTAGACTTAAAATATCTAAAACTGTCTTAGGACAGGAAAATGAACTTAATGATTCGTCTATTATTTTGATTTTATTTTTCATTGTATTGTTTAATTCTACTGCTTCACACATTCTTGCAAATCTAATTAGTGTCATCCTTATTCGCCTCATTTTTATTATTTATTTTTTCTAACGCTTTAATTAACGTAGGTAATTCTTCCATATTTATTCTCACTCCTTTTCTTGTTGGCTTCCCATCAGAATACCATCTTACATCTACTACTTCTACTTTCCAAAACTCTCCTGTTTTGATTAGTAGTTCGGTAGTAGCGTTGCGAGGAACTCTCGCTATTATATCCATATCATCACTCATTCTTCTCCCCCCTTTAGCCAGTAGTCTTTAGTAACAAACTCTTCATCAACCTGCACAATTACATTACCGACAATCGGATTGGTGGACAAGTGTACATGGAAGTATTGCTGAGTTGCTAAATGGTTAATTTCTAATTTCGACCAAAGACCTTCTTCATTCACAATCATACTTTTTACACCATCAAGCAATAGTGCTTTAGGCACATATTGAATGTTACCTCCTACCGTTTCTTGCATATCTTCTAATGTAGGCGATTCAGTCCAAGTTTTACCCTTGAGTTGCCACAAGCAACTATCTTCCATTAGTATTTCAATCCAAATATCACTCATTGATTATCTCTCCTTCTAAAGTTACTTTCTGTTTACAAGAAAAACAAATAGGTATCATCAACTCTCCACCTTGACTATAATCAGTATAAATAAATACCGTTGCACCACAACATTGGGTCATATGAATATACAATTTATTATCCGGTTCAGTATCGCTCATTCATTCACTTCCTTCTTCAACTTTAGTAGCAATATACGAGTTTCTTTCATGTATGCTTCCGCTCTCTCGGCCATGGCTCGGCGAGTGATGTTATTCCACATAGCACCACACGCATTACAACTAATAACTGTTGATTTGTGTTTTTCTATATCTGAATCTTCAACAAGATATTCTTCAACTGTTTCAAAAGCACAATTGAAACAATTATCCATACCTTCATCAATGTTATTGCTATTCATGTAAACCAACCTTCCTTAAATCTAGTAAGTTCCTTAAGTGTGGTAAAATATCTAGGTGATTCTAAATCATCTAATCTATTTGCTACCCAAATCACCCCACCTAAACTACTTATCTTTACAATTTCATATTGTCTTTTCTCGTCACACTCAAATACTTCTTCTGTATTAACTTCAGGAACTAGACCATAGTTTCTAGATAATTCTAATGCAATAGATTCTAAATGATTAGAAACATATTTCACTATTAGATTTCTTTGTATTGGTACTTTAGCATCGACTACTAACTTCATCTTACCTGTCATCTCACAAACTTTACATTTGTTTCCTTCACAAATAGGACATAGAATTTCAGCAGGTAGTGGGGCAGGGAACTGAATAGTAACCGCCTTGCGGTTTCCCATCAGTAGCCCTTTTCCCTACAAAAACATTCGTAACAAAAACCGAATCTATATTCTACATTGTTACAGTAGTTACAAGTCATTCCGTTCCTCTCCATTCTCTATATGTAATAGTATAGTTAATTGTTATATCATATGTAAAATCAGAGAAGTATAGGTCTACTGTTCCAATAGAAGGAGCATAGCCGCTAGACCAAAGATAATCGTAATAAATAATATCGGCATTAAGTCTATGTGTGTAAGTTATGTTTTGAGACACGTATCCTCCGACTTCAAAGGTATAATTGTGGAAAGTTACAGTATTATTATCTACTGTGAAACTTAAGTGGGTTACAGTATAATTACAACTAATTACTTCTAACCATGTTGTTGAATTGCCCAATGTGATTGTAGGTTTAGTTGCATTTTCATCTCCAACCAATACTGTAAAAGAGCCTTCTAATGTAGAAGAGTTAGGAATAACTCTATCATCATCCGATGGAGGGTCGGGTATTATTTCACCCGCGCATCCTGATAACATTACTGCTACCAAAAATACTAATCCAAATTCTTTCAATGTTGTTTGTCTGCTATTTTCCATATTCATTTAAACGCACCTAACCCTAGTTGTTCGCCCTTCGGATTACCGAAACGCTCTTTAAGTTGTTCTTTTCTTTCTTTCTCTAAATCCTTTTCATGTTGGACTAACATCATAATTTCAAAGGCTCTAGATAATTTCTTATCGTCATTAGTTAACATAACTAAGTCTCCTTCACTATTTTCATGAAGACATTCATCTAATAACTTTCTCATGTAACATACTAAATCTAATAGTTCCTTGTTATCTTTAACAAGAGACTTTACAGCCTTAGCAACATTGTTTGTGTTTTCAACTAATTCTTTATTATTCATTTATTCTTCACCACCCATTGTAGGTTCTATGTCATCAAAAACAGTTTGTTGTATTAAACCGTAGAAAACTTTCTTTGCGGAGTAAGTTCCTTTTTCGTATTGTTCATTATTCATGTTAACAGCAAGGTACTGATTATCCCCAAGTACTATTGCACTCTTCATCATAGTATTCCAAGTATTTACAGTTCTCCAATCAGTACTGCTTAGATATGCTTCTCCGAAGGGATGAGTATGTATCCAACTCTTAATCGGTATTCTCATAGGTTCACCGTTAGTTAATTCATCTTCGTGTCCTTGAAAAGATACGAAAGCGGGTGTGCCGCTACTAATATACAAATCATCTTTATCGTCTATTACTACTTGTACTTCCATTCCTTCTAAAACTTCATCAGACATCTGCCAAATAGCAGACAGAAACGTTTCTGTATCTGCACATGGTCTAATAAAATTAACACCACCTTCGGAGTTACTCATATCTTTATAGACATCTCTTATGTGTCCCTTCCAATCAAAGTTCTTCATTGCTTTTTCATTTTCTTCATTATTCATTTCTTCTTTTATTTCTTCTTTCATTTATATTCCTCCCATTTGTTCTAACAAGGTATCCATAGAGTTTTCAAACTCATGGTATGTTCTGTGTCCGGCTATGAATCCACCTGCGTGTCTTTTTGTTCCTAGAAACGCTTCTAGACAAGCCGGACAAACTACCTTTACTATTTCTGCTTGTTTGTAGAAACCATCAGTAGAAATAACATTAACAATATTACCTACGTCTTCTTCTATTAAATTATCAATTTCAGTGTCTTCTTCACTACTCATACATTCACCACCATTTTATCTATAACATCATTATTATCGTTAAACCAACGCTGTATCCATTGAGTTGCAATACCTGCTATGGCAATGTGCATTGCACTTATATCTTTAGCAGAACCATCCCAATCACCACCTTGACAACTGAATGAACCGTCTGCTCCGGCTAATAAATCCGGTATTAATATAGGATTAACTTTGTAAGAAATCAATACTCCATTCCTACCTTGCGCTCTAAGGTCTAACCACTTTACTGGACTATCTTCACCATGTCCTGTTTTGTATAGGAGTTTTCTTGCCGCAAGATTATCTACACAACAGATTACTAAATCATATTTCTTTTCAGTTAACTGTTTAGCGGTAAGAACTTGATGTTCTCTCTTTTCTGTTATCGCTGATTGTATTCCTATCTTATCGCCTAGAACAGAAACCTTTGGGCGACCGATATCTTCAACTGTGAAGTTCTGATAGGATAAGTTCTTTTCTTCAACTTTATCATCATCATAAATTGTGATGTCATACAGTGCTTGTCTTCTTTCACTAATTCTTTCTAGGAAAGATGCTAGGTAACTACCTATTCCACCTGCTCCAATTATCAATAATTTTCTTTGTTTTAATTTCTTTGTTTTCATTCTAATTCCTCTTTTAATTCTATTACAGATAAGTTATGTTCACGTTTGGTTTCCCATAACGTAGTGAACACTAACAGTTCCTTATCATCTGCTTCTGCTGTAAATATAGTACCACTTTGCATATGTATATCTAATTCATACTTAGCCTTAGATAATACTCCTTTCTTGTTCACCTCTCTTATAGAAAAGGCAGTACAATAATTTACATCTATTGTCGTTCTTCCGCTTGCTGTTTTCATTGTTATTTTTCTTCTTATCATTTTATCTTACTCCGTCTATTATATTATTAATAGTATAAAGTTTAATCTTGTCTATATCTAATTTTAGATTAGAACAAATTCTTTTTCTTTTTTCTCTTAAGGTTACTTCACTAAACCCACCACATTCTGATAGTGCGGCAGTAGTGATACTTTGTGAATTATAAATCTGAGACACTACCCACATTGACGCTATTATGTCGCTTTTAGTTAAAGTCTCATCGAACAAATCATAACATCTCTTAACATATTCAGCGAACCTATAACAATCTCGTCTTAAGTCTCCTTGAATATCTTCAAAACTGGTACGGTTGTTTTTATATCTCACATGGCCTTCAGAACCTTTGTGTTTTCGATTGTGTATTGTTATTGTATCTTGTTGTCTAACACGAATACGTTCTATGGTTTCAGTTATTATATTATCTATATTTATAAAATTGAAATCAGTACAACCGAACTTCTTCTTCGCTCTTTTGGAAGTCCTTAATATATTTTTAATAGGTATTTTACTTTGTCTTGAAAACTCTTTCAATGAAACAGATATTCCCTTGTCTTTTAACACATAATAAACTATTCCCGCCGCTACGTTTTCTATTGGTAGTCCTCTTACTAAGTGTTCTTCTTTCATAGTTTTATATTTCCTTGTTGCTTCTTGTAGTAGTTTTTTACCATTATAATATGATAAGAACATACTTGCAGATAGCCTAAAGTTTGTTGTCGATGAATCATAAACAGTCCTTCTTTGTTCTTCAAATAAATAGAAGGTCTTCCTGTTTGTAATATCTTGTCTTCCAATCATTGAACCCAATCCGTTAAAGTCAGCATCACGGATTTTAGAAAAGGAATTACCCAATGCTTTGTCATTACTTCTGACTGATACACTAGTTTCTTCAAACATATTTACTGATAATATCAAACCACAATCAGAACAAATAGTTTCACCCATTCTTTCATCGAAGGTTGTAGTGGTGCAGTCGCATTCAACACACTTCATTTCATCACCATTATTCTACAACAATCGCCATCTTTAACCCGAAGGTCTCCTAATTCTTTTTTACATTTATTACATATTTTCATTTACTTATTCTCCTTTTTTTTGTGTAAATATTCATCACACTTTCTTTGACTCCACGCATTTAATTTACTCCTGTCTAATCTCGGCATTACTTTAACACCATTTCTTAAATCTTCTGTTATTAACGGTTTAATTGTGTAAAGATGATGTGCCGCTATATCTTCATTGATTAATGCTAATGCCCTCGCTGTTAGTTGGTCTCCGATACTAGCACCTTTAGAAACGTTGTCAATACAAATTGAACCTGAAAGTTTCATACCATGCCAATTACCTTTTTCTTGACTGAACCCTACTATTTGATGGGTATTGACATCTTGATTACCTCTTTTCATACCATCTCCGGTATAAGTAATAACCCAATCAGAATATTTTCCATGAACGAACAGTGCTTTATTCTTAGGATTTTTGAATTGCACGAAATCAAGTTGAGGAGTTTCAGCCGCAATGTCGAACAATAATTTAGTTGCTCTATCTTCTATAATATTAGAAGTTCGGTGTTGCAATAACCATTGTTTCATTTTTTCTAATTCTGTTCTAGTCGGTGGACTACCCATCAATTCAGTCCAAAGAAACTCGTTATCTACTCTTATGTTCCATTTCTTACTCCTTTTCTTACCGAACTTATAGTAGTCAATGAAAGTGCTTAATTCTTTAGTTGACATTACACCCCAAGTGCTATCAGATATTTCTAAAACACATTCTTTATCGCTTATTAGTTTCGTGTTAATAACAACATCAGTCTTACGGAACTCATCTAAAAAGTGATAAGGTGTTCTGTTTTCTAAAGCATAAAGAACATTATGAGGAAAAGTAGTTACCTTTCTCAAATACTCACGCAATTGAACTGAACTTCTTGAAAGCGAAGCCCTTAGAATTACTTTACTGATTGCCTTGACAATATCTGCTTTATTTCTAGGTAAGGTATTGATATAATATCTCTTGTTAGTTCTTCCATAAATTATACGAACATTACCGTCAAAATATTTGAAGGTAATACTATTCATAAAATCTTCTTTTGCTGTATCGTAATCTTTAGTGGGAAATAAGTTGTTTTTTACTTGTTTAGAAACCGTTTCTAAAATAGGGTCTATTCCATCTTTAACTTCATTCATCCTAATTCTACCGCAATTAATTATATGTTCACCTCTATGATTCATGTTTTTGGGTGTTCTAATAATAACTCTATCAGAACCATATAGTTTACTAGGGGTAGGTTCGATTGATAACCGTTTTATTTCAGTTGCCTTTCTATCTACTGTTCCAGTAAATAATTGTTTATACATTTTCTTTTGGTTATTGGATATCCTAAGTAGGAAACTCGATGTTGAGGTATTGCCTCCATCACCTACTGAGGGTATTATTATTTTTATTTTCATTTTTTTCTCTCCATTTATTTTCTTTGTTATTTTTAATTTGTTTTGTTGAATAGTAGATAAAATTATGTAATTCTTCTACTGTTTTGAGTGTTGAGTTGCCGTTAATAATATGACTAACTATATTATACCATAATAATCTATATGATATGTCCTTTTTATTTCTTCTCCAAAAGGAATGAGATACATTATTTTTGTTACCCGCACCGATAATGGTGTCAACTAGAACTTCCCTACAAATATGTAGGTATTCCTCGTCAGGCTTATTTTTATTGTAATACTTCATTTGATGGTCTCTCTTGATGAATGTATTTTACAATAATCACTATTGTTTCTCTTAATTAATTTACATTTTTTATTTTTTACTGTTATCCCCTTGCACCTTTCTTCAAGGGGAGGGTTTCTTATACAATTGAAACATAAATTAGTTGTTGTTTTTTTTCTAGAAGTATGATTTCTTGTTCCTAATTTCTGTTTACATATTCTACATTTCATTTTTATCCCACATTATTTTGTTAACGGGCTTTGCACCCGTCCGATAACGTCTCCTGTTACTAGGAATACTTTACGGTAGTGAATACCATATAGTAATTACCGATAGATTTTATATCTATGATAAGATAGACTAGAACTAAAGCAGATTTATTGGTTTCCGCCAACAATTGCTTGAACTAGGTTAACAGATTCAACGCCATCCCAATTAATATCGCTAACAGATTCACGGCTAACCATGTCTCCGTCAACATATACCCAATGGGTTGGGTGTTCTGCCAACTGTTCAATCATTTCAGATGTATTAACATCTAAATCTGTGTGTCCTGTTTCATTCATTATTCTCAATTTCATTTTTATTACTTCCTTTTTTTTTGGTTCAACTATGTTCAAGACTGTGTTGATTGTCTCGCTTGATTAAGCGTGTTCTCTAATGATGATACATAGGATTTTAATTGCCTTTTATCATCAAGGAGTTGTATTTGCATTGCTTCGTAAACTTCAACCTTCTGTCTGAATGTTTGGATTGTTCCTTCTAATCCTTTAGCATATTCTAGAAGACGGTTGAAATCTTCTTGCAATGTGTTTACAGGCGTTTGCTCCGCCACATCTTCTGTTACTTCTTCATTTTTTTTACTTTTCTTTGCCATGTTTATTCCTCCGACTTACACTCCAAGAGTATATCATTACGTCTATGTAATATACTAATAAGACTATCGCATTGTTTAGGTGAGGGTAATTCCAACCTTACAACCCGTCTTCTCATGTCTCTTAGAAATCTTCTTTCCCAACTATTTACTGCTTCACCTGTGGTGAATGGTCTGATACCAAAGGCTTTACAGCCTTGTAGGAACTTTTGTTGGTCTAAATCATTATCATTTACTGTAACCAATTTCCTAGTGATATATGAATCAACATTACCCAAATGAATTATTCTATTCGAATCAATAGAGTCTATTCTGTTTACAATATCCAAATGTTTTTGCATATTGGTTTTAAATAAAACTAAATCCTCCATAAGTTTATCATTTGGTGTTCCTCTTTTACTATCTCGCTGTCTTCTAGGGTTGTCAGGATGATTCCATCTCCACACAATAGAAGCCATTTCATAGGTAGGGTTTCCATATGAACCGTTGCTACTTTTACGGATAAAGGTCTCCGGTCTGTAATCTTTAACAGACTCTTCCCAATATGTTTTACCTGTTTTCTTGACATTGATTCTCAAATCTAATTCTTTAATTTCATCAAATGTATTAGTAAACCATTCACCATTTTCTTCCCACCAAGCATCTTTGATTAAAGATTGCACTGCACTTGCTTTCCAATCTTCAATCATTTTATCTGTAATAGTTCTCCTGTCTATTTTTAGTTTCTCTTCCATATGTCGAAGAACCATCCAATTACCAATACAAGTTGAACCAACAATTTCTTTAGTTCCATTTTCAGTATTTTCAATTTCAAAGTGATAGACGATATCATGCCCACAAAGACAAGAATTGGGGTGTCCTGAAACATGGTTTCTTGTTGTTTCATTAGGAGATTGTCTCCAAACATTTCCTGTAATTCTCCATTCTTTTTTGGCTTCTTCATAATCATCAGAATTAGATAATGACAATAATTTATCTGTTAATCTACTATAAGTAGCCATTATTCCATCCTCTCGTTTTGACGTTGTTCTCTAAGGAAACCATCTA